AGGCGAGCGCGGGCGTTACGACCTCTGGGGCTCCGTGCGCGGTTACGTCCGATATTTGCAGGACCGCGCCGCAGGGCGCTCCGGGGGCGATGCAGCCGAGGGCGGAAGCTACGAGGCGCACCGGGCACGCCTCTACGCAGCACGGGCCGACAAGGCGGAGGAGGAGGCCAAGCTCATCAAAGGCAAATCGCACGACGCGGAGACCGTCGCGGAGGTCATGAATCAATTCATGGCGAACATTCGCGCCCGATTGCTCGCGCTCCCGACGCAGACCGCGCCGCTTGTCGCCAACAGCGACGACCCGAACAAGTGCAAGGCCATCCTCACCGACGCCATGCACGAGGCGCTTTCCGAGCTGGCCAACTATCCCGCCGCCGAGATTCACGCCCGGCAGCTTCGACGCGAGGTTCCGACCTCCAGCCCGGACGAACTCGAAGAAGACGCGCCATGACCGAGCCTTCTGCTTCGTGGGTGGACCTTCAAAAGATTACCCGCCACGAGTATCTCCCAACAAATAGCGTGGGCCGGCTGTATTGTTGGCCGTGCTGGGATCGGCTTGAGAATGGGGAGCCGGAGTTGCACCAAAGCGGGCGCCCGGAAACGTGCGACCATTGCTGGCAAACAATCACACCCAACGCGGGGCATTGGTGGGAGCTTGAGCTTCCAGCGAACGAGCCGTGGTGGAAACGAGAGCCGCAAGCCTGCTTTGTAAAAGCGCCATGACCGAGCAAACGCTGGCCGTCTGGGAGCTGGCGGCTTGCGTGGCGAAAACGCTCGCCCCTCCTCCAAAGTGGACCGTCTCGCAGTGGGCGGACCACCGACGCCGCCTGTCCGGCGAGGCATCCGCCGAGCAAGGGCAGTGGCGAACGAGCCGGGCCGAGTATCAGCGCGGAATCATGGACGCAATCTGCGATCCCGCTCTTGAGATGACCGTGGTTATGTCCTCCGCGCAGGTGGGCAAATCCGAGATGCTCTTGAACGCGATCGGATATTTCGTCGATTTCGACGCCTCGCCCATTCTTGTGCTCCAGCCTAACCTTGAGATGGCGGAAACGTTCAGCAAAGACCGCATCGCCCCGATGCTCCGCGACTCTCCCACGCTCCGGGGCCGTGTCCGAGACCCACGCGCACGCGATGCGGGCAACACCACGCTCCACAAGCGATTCCCGGGCGGACACGTCACCCTCGCGGGAGCCAACGCCCCGGCCTCCCTGGCATCGCGCCCCATTCGCGTGCTCCTGATGGACGAGGTGGACCGCTACCCGGCCAGCGCCGGAACCGAGGGCGACCCGATGCGCCTTGCGATGAAACGCACGAACAATTTTTGGAACCGGCGCGTCATGGCCGTTTCAACTCCGACCGTGAAGGGGTTCAGCCGCATCGAAAACGAATGGAGCCGCTCCGACCGCCGCTTTTTCTTCATCCCGTGCCCGCATTGCGACGCCGAGCACGTTTTGAAGTGGGGGAATGTCGTTTGGCCGGAGGGCAAGCCGGACGAGGCCGCGATGAAGTGCCCCGAGTGCAACCTGACTTTCAGCAACGCGCAGAAAAACGCCGCCGTTTCCCGTGGCGTCTGGAAGGCAACCGCCCCGTTTTCCGGGGTCGCGGGCTTTCACGTTTGGGAAGCGTATTCCCCGTGGCGCACCCTGGCCGAGATCGTCCGCGACTTCCTCGCGTCGAAAGACGACCCCTCCACGCTTCAAGTTTGGGTGAACACCTGCCTAGGTGAGACTTGGGAGGAAGCCGGGGACGCCGTTCAGGAGCACGACCTCATTTCACGCTGCGAGGTTTTCCCAGCCGACGCCGACATTCCGCAGCGCGGCCTTGTGCTCACCGCTGGCGTTGACACGCAGCCGGACCGCTTGGAGGTGGAAGTGGTGGCGTGGGCAGGCGGGGAAGAGAGTTGGTCCATCGACTACCGCGTTATCTTCGGAGACCCCGACATTCCAGAGGGAGCAGCGGGCAGCCCGTGGAACGACTTGACCGACTACCTCAGGAAGCCGTGGCGACACGAAAGCGGCGGGCAACTGGTCATCGAAGCCGCGTGCATCGACTCCGGCGGACACAACACGCAAGCCGTCTATCAATACGCAAAACGGCACCGCGGAGCCCGCGTGTTTGCAGTAAAGGGGAAGGGCGGGCCGGGCGTTCCCATCGTGGGCAACCCGTCCCGACGCCGCGCAGGGGCAAAGACAAAGCGCCCCGTGGACGTTTACATCGTGGGAGTTGACCAGGCCAAAAGCGTCATCATGAAGCGGCTCAAGCTGACGGCCCCCGGCCCCGGCTACTGTCACTTTCCGATGGGACGCGCCACGGACTATTTCAAGCAGCTCACCGCCGAGAAGATGCTGACAAAGTTTGTGAAGGGCTTCCCGCGCCGCGAGTGGGTGAAGGCCTCGGGCCAGCGCAACGAGGCGCTCGATTGCCGCGTGTACGCATTCGCCGCCTTGGTCCTTCGCGCTCCGCAGTTCGAAAAAATCGCCTTCCGCGTGCAGCAGCGCGCACAAGCGGCACGCGCAAACCCGGAACCGCCAGCGCCCCCGCAGCAGCCCCAGGACGAGGCGAGCAAACGCGCACAAGACGACCCGCCCGCCGCATTGTCAAATGATCGGAAAACGACGCCCCGCAAACGGGCTCGCATTCCTTTCATTTCTCAATGGTAACGATCAGCGCGGGCGAAACTCTTCAACTCACACAGGCCGCAGCGCCCGGAGCCGTTGTGACGTTCCTATTTGCCGGGCCTTCCTCGCAGACGGTCGCGGCGACCGAGGGCGCATCCGGGGAGTTCTCAATCGCAGCCAACACCACCGCTTGGGCCGCCGGGGAATACCGTTTCGAAGTCCGCGAAGTGCTCGCCGGGATCACCTCTATCGTAGCGCGCCAGCGTCTCCGCGTTCTCCCGTCCGCGTCCAGCATCGCCCCGGGGACCGACGTTCGAAGCGATGCCGCAAAAGCCGTGGCCAACATTACCGCCATGCTTTCCGGGAGCGCCACACTTGAGGCGCGCCGCTATCGCATCAACAACCGCGAGCTTGAGCGTTACACCATCAAAGAACTTCAGGACCTCCTCGCTTTCTGGCGGCGAGAACTCGCCCGGGAGGACCGCGTGGGGGCCGGAATCAACGGCCTCGGGCCTCGCATCGCCGTGAGCGTTTAACCTATGGGCCTCTTCGACTTCCTCCGCAGCGCGCCCAAAAAAGCGCAACGCCCCGCGCCATCAGTCCAGATCCGAAGCATTGCCCAGGCAGCGCAGACGGGCCGCTTGGAAAGCTCTTGGGGCGTCACCCCGACCACGGCAGACGCCCAAATTTACCAGGAGTGGACGGCCTACGTTGCGCGCAGCCGCAAAGCCGCCGAGGATTACGACCACTTCCGCAAATTCGCGCAGCTTGTCAGAGACAACGTGGCCGGGCCTTCCGGTTTCTCCCTCGCCGCGCAAATCCGCGACCCGGGCGGCACGATGGATATTCTGGCAAGCGGAGCGATTGAAGCGGCGTTCGAGCAGTTCAGCCAGAAAGGCAACTTCGACGCCAGCGGCACCCTCTCGCGCTCCGACGCCGAGCGCCTTGCCATTTCAACGTGGGCGACCGACGGCGAGGTTTTGGCCGTGGCAAAATACGGCCCGCAATACGCCCACGGAATCGCCTTTCAGTTCATCGACCCGGTGAGGCTGGACCCGACGCACTACGAAAAGACCACGAGCGGAACCATGATCCGCCACGGGATCGAAATGGATGAGGACAACCGCCCGCTCGCCTACTACTTCCGCGACTACGACGAGCGCCAAGTCGGCTACGTTTCTCACTCCGGCATCAAATACGTCCGCGTCCCCGCAAAGGATGTCATTCACTGGTTTCTTCCCGAGAAAGTCGGGCAGAAGCGCGGCCTCCCACCGGGGCGAACGGCCCTCTGGCGAATGCGCATGCTCTCGGGCTTCGAAGACGCCGCAGTCACCAACGCCCGAATCGGAGCCGCGAAAATGGGTTTCTTCAAGAACCCGGACGCCTCCGAGGAGGAGGATCCGCTCAACATGGACGCCGAGCCGGGCGTGTTCGAGGACATCGGCAACCGCGACTTTGTGGACTGGACCCCGCAATTCCCGGAACAGACGATTGAGCCTTTTATCAAGTCAATGGTGCGAAGCCTCGGGGCCGGTCTCAACGTGTCCTATCACAACCTCGCAAACGACCTGACGAGCGTAAATTTCTCCAGCATCCGCCAAGGCGCGCTAGACGAGCGCGAAGTTTGGAAAGGATTGCAAACGTCGTTTTGCAAGGGCGTTGTGGTCCCGATGTTCGAACGCTGGCTTGAGGTGGCGCTCCTCCGCCAGATCATCACCATCAACGGCAAGCCGCTTCGCTTCGAGCGCCTCGAAAAATACAAGGCCGTGTCGTTCACGGGCCGACGCTGGCCTTGGATTGACCCCGCCAGCGAGCAGAGCGCCAACGAGCGCGCCGTCTCGCAGGGATTCAAGAGCCGTTCCGAGGTCATTCGCGAAACCTCCAACCGAGATCCCGAGGACGTTTGGGACGAGATCGAGCGCGAAAACCGCGAGCTTCAAAAGCGCGGCATTGTCCCGCTTGTGCCCGCAGGCTCCGCCCCTCCCGCGCCCGCGCCCGCTCCCGAGCCGTGACGAGCAAACGCGCACAAGACCGACCGAGCTCAGGCGCATAAATTCGCCGCAATGTCAGTCCTCAACAAATTCCTCGCGGAGCCCATGCGGCGCGTCTTGAGCGTTGCAAGCGTGGACGCCGCAGCGCGAACCGTTGAACTTGCGTTCTCCTCTGACGTTGAGTTGGAACGCTGGCCCGGAGTCGCGGAAAAACTTTCACACGCCCCGGGAGCTTGCGACCTCTCGCGCCTCAACGACCGGGCGAACCTCCTTTTCAACCACGACCCAGACGCAGTGCTTGGCGTGGTGGAATCCGCCAGAATTGACGCCGATGGATTTGGCCGAGCCGTGGTCCGGTTTGGAAAATCCGAAGACGCCGAGGAAGCATGGCAAGACGTACAAGACGGAATCCTGACGAAAGTCTCCGTCGGCTATCGCATAACCGAGGTCAAACTTTTGCAGGAAAGCGAAAGCGGCCCGGACGTGTACGAAGTCCGCAACTGGCAACCCTACGAGATCAGCCTCGTGACAATCCCCGCCGACCCAACCGTCGGCATTGGCCGCAACCTACAAACCCAAAACTTTATGAGCGAACAACACGCCCAAAACACGCCCGCGCAGCCCGCGCCCGCCGTGGCTCCGGTCGAGCCCAAAATCTCCATTGAAGCCGAGCGCAGCGCAGGCCGACAGGCCGAGCAGGACCGCGTGAAGTCGATCCTCGCCGCTGGCAAGCAATACGGCATGAACGACGCCGCATTGCGCGCCATCGAAGAAGGCCGCTCGATCGACCAAGCCCGCGAGCTTTTCCTTGAGGAAATGAACAAGCGGAACAGCCGCGTGGCTGACGGGGCAAAACCCATCGGCCTGAGCGAAAAGGAAGCCCGGAGCTTCTCCTTTGTGAAGCTCCTTCGCGCACTCACGGACCCGACCGACCGCAACGCGCAAAACTCCGCCGCTTTCGAGCTGGATGCGTGCAGCGCCGCATCCGAGCGCGTGAATCATCGGGAGATCAAAGGGACGATGATCCCGAGCGACGTTCTTCTCCAGCCGCTCATGGGCCAGCGCGGAACCAATACCATTTCCATTGCGTCCGGCGCAGGCTACACCGGCACGGCTGGAAACACCGTGCAGACCACGCTTCTTGCGTCGAGCTTCATCGACCTCTTGAGGAATCGCACCGTTTTGATGCAGCTCGGGACCGAAATGGGAGGGCTTGTCGGCAACTTCGACATTCCGCGCCAGACCACCGGGACCAAAGGTTATTGGGTGGGGGAAGACGCAAACGTTCCGAAAGAAGACATCGACTTTGGCCTCTTGCAGCTTCGCCCCAAAACCGTCGGGTCCGTCTCCGAAATCACACGCCGCACGATGATGCAATCCAGCCTCTCCGTTGAGGCGCTGGTCCGCGCAGACCTTGCGAGAGGTCTTTCGCAGACCATCGACCTTGCCGGGTTCTATGGCGACGGCACCGGGGCCGCGCCCGTCGGCATCCGCAACACTGCGGGCGTCAACACCGTGACCTTTGCCACCGCCGCCAAGCCGACCTTTGCCGAGCTGGTACAGATGGAAACCGAGATTTCCTTGGATAACGCCGATGTCGCCGCAATGGCCTACGTTGCAAACGCAGGATTCCGTGGGCACGCGAAAACCTCGCGCCGACTGAGCACAAGCACGGATTCTATGGCCCTCTGGGAACCCGGCGGCACCGTCAACGGCTACCGCACCGAGATCACCAACCAGGTCGCAAACGGCCACGTTTTCTTCGGAAACTTTGCCGACTTCATGCTGGCGATTTGGGGCGGCGTTGAATTGACCGTCAACCCCTACTCGGGTGCGCGCTCCGGGCGCGTGGAAGTTGTGGCCATGCAAGACGTGGACTTCGGCGTTCGCCGCGCAGCGTCCTTCTGCTTCGGAAACGTAGCCTAAGCGAGTTCATCACCGCCGCCTTGGTTCACACCCAGGGCGGCGACATGAGCCCGCAACGCATCCCACACCATGCCAAACGACTATCAGATCCCTTTAATTGCCGAGCGCCCCGACGGCACGCCCGGAACGCTCAAAACCCTCGACGACGGCGGGCTCCAGTTTGCAGGCTACGAGCCCAACGGCGGCAAAATGCTGGTGGGCACAGCCCGCGACCGGTTTTTCGAGAACTTCGCCACGTTCGACACAAGCCCGACCGGCGATTGGGAAATTGTTCAGACCGGGCCGGGAATGACCATCACAGGCCCGTTAGGCGGAGCCGTGGCAGGGAGCGGCCCTTATCTCAACATCGCCTCCGGCGTCACAGCCGCAAGCAAGACAATCATCCTGACGCGCTCAACCTTTTCGATGCCGCTCGACCTGCGCTATCAGATCAGCGCCTCGCAGAGGATCGCAAACAATCACCTGCTTGTTGGGTTCGTGCAGGTGGACGACGCGGGCGCGATCGTGACCGACACCAACCTTTCGACGGCTGACGAAGTGCTCAACGCCCGCAACGCCGTTTTCCACAAACACGACGGAACCGCCGCAACCACCGCGCAGCTTCGCGTGCGGGCAGGCGGCAGCGCCCTCGACACGCTGGCAAACGCATTCGGGACAGGGTTCACCACGGTAGCAACAGGCACCGGCCCCAACTTCATCGCGGCGACAACTTACGGACTCATGCTTGAGCGTGACCGCATTTCCGCGCGTTCGTGGGGTCAGAACGTGCTCACCAACACGGGCGGGCAATTCGCCTACGACCGCCTTCTGGTCAACCCGAATCGCCGCTACAAGCTGGCGATCATCGTGGAGAACGTGTCAGCCCCCGCATCCTCCACGGACTGGCGGCTGCACCTCATTAACATTCTCGACGCGACGCGGTTTGACGTTGCGCCGCGCTCCGCAGGCACCAGCGACTTATCAAAGGCGTTCCCTGTCTCCGGGACCGTGTCGTTATCTTCGGGGACTGTTACAACGGTTTCGACTGTCACCACAGCAGGCACTCCGGCGGCCCCGGCGACCCCGTATTTTCTCAACAGCGCAGCGAGCACGAACGGCGCGCTGATCATCACCGGCACCAGCGGTGTGCAGGCGTTCCACGCGACCAACACAGGAGCAGCGGCGGCGATTGTGAAGCTCTACAACAAGGCCACCGCTCCGGTTGTGGGCACGGACGTTCCCGAAATGATTATCCCGATCCCCGCTGCCGTGGGCGGTGTGCCGGGCGTCAACCCCCCCTTGAACATCGGCTTTAATGGGTTCCGCTTCCCGTTGGGTCTTGGGATCGCCATCACGGGCGGGGCAGCAGACAGCGACACAACGCCAGTCGCAGCCGGGCAAATCAAAGTCAAACTCAGCCGGACCGTCTAAGACTCATGCAAATCATCGTCACCGACTTGATTGCAACCGACGCAAACGGGCTCCGCACGGTGTCCGGCGTGTTTGCAGGCACGCGCCGCCAAGTCTCAATCCCGCTCGCGGAGCTTGAGGCGCTGACGTTCGAGGGCGCGCAGGCGCGTTTCATCGAGGAGTTCCGCCGTCAAATCGAGTCCGACCCGAAGCCGTATCCGCTCCCGTTCTCCGAGTTCATCGTCGAGCTATGACCTTGGAGCAAGCCCTCATCGCCGCAATCGGCTCCGTGACCACCGCGCTTGTTTGGGTTGCCAAACTCCTCTGGGGGAAGTCGGAGCAATGCGAGCGCGACCGGAACGAAATGAGGAAGGAAATCAACAAGATGAAGGGGGACCACGGCCTAGCCGTTGGCACCCTCAAGGCATACGAGAAATGCCCGGCAGAGTCCTGCCCGTTTCGCCGCGCAACGCTCGTGGGGCTTTTGGTGGGCTCCGCCGTGCTCTTCCTTTTCGGGGCTTGCGCCTCCGCATGATCGGCTTTCAATCCAGCGCCATAATTCGCCAGCTTCCGCGCCGCGAGATTATCGGACGTGGGCTTCCGCTCCGCTGGTGGGGCGAATTTCAACGCGACCTAACCTGCCTTTCCGCAATCGCCGGGCGTCTTGTCATCCCGGACGGGTTTTTGACCGACGGGGCGTCTGTTCCGCGCCCCGTGTGGGCGTTGCTGGCCAACTCGGATCCCGACCTTCTTTATCCTGCCTTTGTGCACGACTACCTTTATGCCGTGCAGGGCGACCTCTACACAAAGACGATGACCCGCCAGCAGTGTGATGCGGTTCTAGCTGAGCAGATGCAGGCAGTGGGCGCTCCCGCTTGGAAAGTCGCCACGGTTTACAGGGCGCTCCGCATCGCAGGCCGTCCCGCGTGGAAACACGACGACAGCGCCAAGCTTCAAAGCGTATGAGCAACCCCAGGGCGATCATTGCCGACATCGCCGCGCAGTATGTCGGGACGAGGGAAACCACGCCCAACCGTTTTGCCGGGGTGGATAAATTTTGGTCCGCGACAAACTACCCGA